CACGATTCTTGCAAGAGGATAGGTAAAACCATAAAAAGATTGACCATGAAAGAATTTATTTCCTACCACGACGAGTTCCTGAAACAGAACGACTCGAAGACCATCAAGGAAGCGATGGAAAAGAACGGTTGCCACCGGCACCACACGTCCTATGTCCGCACTTACGTATCCCGCAAGACCAACGGCTACGTCGAGAAGTACAAGGGCAAGTTCGGTGAGGGTTACGTACACGTAGAGCCCAACCGTGACAGCACCCAGTATAGTTTCATCACCTACTACGTCAGATAACAGATATGGGAAAATTCAACGCAGAAGCGAAACAGTGGTATTGGCTCAGCCGGTTCCTCGACACGATGCCGGACCCACCAGACAAGAGCCTCAAGCCGAGTAATGACAGTAAGCATACAAACCAACACACATCGCCAGAGCAATTTGGCTTAGGCAACAACCCATTTATATTCACCTAAGGTATCGGTTTTTTAACCAGACCACTTTTATGAACCAGAGAATTAAAACCATCACAAAGCTACCCAAGGAAGGTAGAAACGTGACGAAGTTGGAAAACGCTTCGAAAACAAAGGTTTTCATGTGGATGTCAATCGAGAACTTCCTGTTAAGTACCAAGTGGTACGAACACAACAGGGGTGGTAAGATTGACTGGGCAAGAGTCCACCAAATGGCTGACAGTATCGCCAATCGAGATACAGACTGGATGGTGGCGCCCATCATCGTTGACAGCAAGACCAAGACCGTACTGGACGGTTGGAACACGGGACACGCTCTCGCTGAGGCAAAGGAGAAGTACGGGTATGACGAAGAGGTTGGCACCCTCTTCATCAACCTCCCCAAGGGAGTGACGGTCAGCTACGCAGTCAAGGAACTCAACAACAAGCGCAAGGGCTGGACCCTGGAAATGTACATCCTTGACTACATCCGCAACGGCATCGACGATTATCGTCGTCTCAAGGAAATGGCTGAGGCTCTCGGTGAGTTCTTCGTCGAAAGCGACGGTGACATCCGTTGGAGATACACCGCAGCCCTCAAGGGAAAGTCCCAGCAGAACGAACTCAAGACTGGTGTCTACACCCTCTCCGAGAAGGACATGCAGGACCAGATTGAGACCGGCACCGAGGTCCTCGGACTCTGGGAAGCCGCTGGCAAACCCAAGATTGGACCCTGGATGGAAGGCTTCATCATCGCATGGTGCAACGCCAAGGCACCGTTCGGCAAGAAAGCCGTGTCCTTCGCCTACAAGAAGCTCGTGAACTCCTTCAAGAACGGCAAGCTCGTCTTCGACGGCACAAGCCAGGCAGGAGTGTGGAGCCAGAGGTTCGGAGACATCCTGTTCTCCGAGTAAACAAACAGTGTGTTGGTTTGTCAAATAACGGAACGTCCCAGCCGTAAAGAGGGACAGGATTCTCAATATTACGTTTCCGGCGCCATTTCGGGTTCTCGCTTACCACCACCTGATTTGGTGCCGGTTTTACTTTGAAAATTGGAATAATTTGCTTACTTTTGCAGTTGAAACCAGCGACTCCACGTTTTATGCTAATCTCAGACCCGACACTCGCCAGAGACCTAAAGGCTGGCATAGCCAACCCCATGGAGGTGGAGAAGTACCTCCTGAACAATTTCTCGGCTCCGGCACTCGCACACGAGCTTGCGAAGTACATCGTGGAAGACCAGGCATCGAAACCCATCGTACTGACACGACAGCAGCTTATGGCTCACGTAAGGATACAGGGGTTTCGATGGTCATCCGACGGTGAGTTGATACCAGAGGCGAGGGGTAACTACAGTAAGAAGGAGAAGTAAGGTAATATAGAAGCCGCCTTTTGGAAGTGCTTGGTATTTGCAGCGAGTTCGAGTCTCGTCCGCACCGCAGAAAGCTGTTTTACACAGCAAACAAGCATCCTAAAGGCATTAAACAAGCCCAAGGATGCTTTTTTTGTCCTGGTACTTGAAGCCTAACAAAAGGCGGCTACAAATAGTCTGTCAACACTTAAGCAACACTATTATGAGCCGTACCACATTCAGCATCGCATTCGTATGCAGGGAGTCCAAGAAAAACAAGCAGGGACTCGCACCAGTAGAACTCAGCATCACCCTCAACGGTGTCAGGAAGTTCGTCAATCTCCCCCGGAAGGAAAAACCGTCTGATTTCAACCGCAAGCACAGGAGCAACGACCTTGAGGATTATCTCAGTCTGATGCGCTCCAGGGTCAACGGTATCATGACTGAAATGTTAGCCAACGGGGAACCACTCACCACTGAGGCAATCAGGGAGTATGTCAAAAGTGGAGGGTACAAATCCTATACGGTAGGTCAACTTTTCAACGACTATCTCAAGCTCTTGTCCAAACGGGTTGACGTAGACCTCAGCATGGGGGTTTACCGGAAGTATGAACTGGTCAGGAACATGTTTTTCGGGTACGTGAAACCGGAAAGCGAGTGCAGTGCCATCACCCCAGCCATCATCAAACAGGTCCAGGTTGAACTGTATGCGAAGTATGACGCCAGCACAGCCGCCGGTTACCTGACAAAACTGAAGACCTTCATCAAATTCGGACTGGATAACGACAAGCTCAAGGTAAACCCGTTCCAGGGTGTCAAAATCAACAAAGGGAAGAAACCAATCGAATTTCTGACACAAGACGAAATCAATGTCATAGCGAATAAGGATTATGGTTGTGACAGGTTGAAGAGGGTTGCCGACTGTTTCGTGTTCCAGTGTTGCAGTGGTCTGGCGTACGCTGACCTGTGCCTGCTGAAACCCGACGACCTCAAGCAAAGCGGTAACGGCTACTACATCCAGAAACGGCGACAGAAGACCGGTACCACGTACACGGCGGTGGTATTGCCGAAGGGGGTGGAGATATGGAACAGGTATCAAGGAGAACTCCCTGTAATATCCAACCAAAGGACCAACAGCTTCCTCCATGAAATCGAGGTGGTATGCGGTATCAAGAAAAGCCTGCATACGCACTTGGCTCGTAAGAGTTACGCCAGCGGGCTGCTCAGGATGGGTGTCAGGATAGAGGTTGTCAGCAAGACACTCGGTCACGCAAATGTGAAAATAACCCAGGCTGCGTACGCTGATTTATTGAAGGATGATATTATCAAGGAAGTTACAGAAAAGATATGATGTACGGAAATTTCAAAGCATACCCATACGACTCAAGGTATGAGGTGTCCGACCAGGGATGGATAAGAAATACAAGGACTGGGTACACCACAAAGGGACATAAGAACTCCAGGGGTTATTATAAGTTCAGTCTCAAAAAGAACATAGTCAGGTTCGTCCACGACATGGTGTTGGAAACCTTCGTCGGACCAAGACCCGAAGGATGCCAGTGTGACCATATCAACACGTTGAGAGACGATAACAGACTGGAGAACCTTCGATGGGTGTCCTGCGAGGAAAACAACCTGAATCCGTTGACGGTAAATAAACGGTGTAAGGCTGTGTATCAGTTTACGCTTGACGGAGAGTTCGTAGCTGAGTACCACAGTACGTACACGGCGGCTAAAGAAACAGGGTTTGCAAGACCTCCAATCAGCAAGGCGTGTAATAACCCAAGCTATACCTATCGAGGTTATAAGTGGATGTTCAAGGACGAGTTCTATAAAAAATGGACATACGTCCGGTAATGCATGTTTGACACTCACGCACGTGAGACCCTGGTTAACCGCCAGGGTTTTTTTTGTTTTCATAAGTCTATCATAAACTCGAACCCAACCCTCCTGGACCGTTCCAGTGAGGGTTTTTCCGTTTATGGGCTGCAAGTAAGGCTCCAGATTGACTTTTCGGGGTTTCGAGAATATTTATTAAGTACCATGACTACTAACGAAGCGGTAAATGAGATAGCGAGACTACGGATAGTTGAGAACATCGTCAACCGGGTGACAAGTTCCGGCGAAACAGCCCAGGACCCAAGCTCACTCAGTGACTTAATCCAGGACATATACCTGAGCCTGCTGGAGGACTCCAAGATTGCCAGCATCTACGAGGAAGGGCATGCGAACTTCTACATAGCCCGCATCGTGACCAATAACATTTGCAGTTCATCGTCCAGGTACTACAGGAACTACTTGTTGCCGAAGAAGAGGAACGTGTCGATAAACGAAGCGATAACCACTGACATCGATGGAACCGAAAATTGACATCAGCCCCACGGAACTCAGGGCGATACTGAAGGAGTACGAATACGACCCGGACATCATGTGTGAAGATGACGAGAGGGTCATCCGGATAAAGCGTGCCCTCCAGAGACTTCAGGACCCTGACAAGATACTGTGGTGCCTGTACATGGACCTGGGTGCCAGCAGGAAGGTGGGGAAGGTCCTCGGAGTGAGCCACTCCACGGTGTTGAAGGAAATCAACCGTATCAAGCTCGAAATAAGATACCAAATGATGATTGACGACTATGACATATCTTAACCTTTTCCTGATTAGCTTACTTCTGGTGTTCATTATCGACATCAGCGGTGTGATGGACACAATCAAACGCATGGTATGGCGCTGGGTGTTCAAGGACAGACCGGACAAGACCTACCAGGACTTCAGCTTCAAGCCTTTCGAGTGCAGCCTGTGCATGACCTGGTGGTGCGGGTTGATATACCTGTGCTTTGCCGGACTGTCCTGGGTGAACGTCGCATACGTGGCGTTCCTGGCTTTTTTCACCCCGATATGGAAAAGCCTGCTGTACCTGGTGAAGGATTTCGTCATCAAGCTGATTGACGCCCTCTACACCTTCTACGACCTGTAATAATCGAGAAACTACTTACAAACGATATGAAACCATTTAACCAAGAACAACTGGACATACTTCAGAAGTGGGAGGAAAGCTTCTTCACCGCCACCGTTGCGAAGTACTACAGGAACATTGCGACCAAATCCCTTGAGACCATCAAGGGTGTCTACGACCAGGTTGCCGACGAACCGTACCCAGCCAACTGGAGCTGCAACCACTGCATCCTCGCTTTCCTGCGTACCGTAGGCAAGAAATACTTCGAGGACAGGGACGCCCTCGTCAAGAAAGCTACCGAACTGGTCAAGGCTATGGACGAGGTTTTCGACGACGTTGAGGACATTCCGGATGACGAAGAGCCGAAGCCAAAGAAAACAACCAAGAAAAAACCAAAAGACAATGGCAACAAAGAAACCAGTAACAAAAAAAGAACCGCCAAAAAGAATTGAGAAGGACTACACCCCTCCAATCTTCGTTAACGGGCTTACTCAGGACGAAGCCATAGCGCACATCAAGTCCGTTATCGAAATGCACAAGAACGGTAACGCACCCAAGGCCCATGGCTGGTCCGACGAGGACCTGTACATCAGGCACCAGCTAATTCTCAACTGGATTGGTCAGGGCATCCCGAATATCCAGGTGGCAAGGAACCTACGTAACATCTGGGGCGTAACCGACAGCACAAGCCGTCTCTACGTGTCAGAGGCTATGAAGTACCTCACCAGTTGCTCCGACGAGTACAGGGATAACCTAAGGGACGCACAGATTGCAAAACTCGAACAGTGGGCTGAGGAATGCAGGTTGACGGGTAAGTATATGGAAGCCTCCAAGTTCACGGACCAGCTTAACAAGCTATACGGTCTGTACGTTGACAACAAGAAGGTGGAAGTGACGACCGACGGACCAATAACGGTTACATTTGGCGAATAAACTTGACCTTTTAGAAAAAAGACTGTACTATTGGGCAAATGGTAATTGATATGAACGAAAACTGTTTGCACGAAGTCTGGAAGGACGTAAAAGGATACGAGGGACTGTACCAGGTGAGTAATCTTGGTAGGGTCAAAAGGCTTGGCGGTGTAGTCAAGCACGGCTATTCAAAAACCATAACGGTTGACGAGAAAATAATAAGAGCCAACGTCAACGGAAAGGGTCAGGAACACCTGATGGTACACCTGTCAAAGGATGGGAAAGTCAGGAAGCACTACGTCCACCGTTTGGTTGCGGAAGCCTTCATAGAGAACCCTGACGGTCTTCCGGAGGTGAACCACAAGGACGAGGACCCAAGGAACAATAACGTTGAGAACCTTGAATACTGTACGCATAAGTACAACAACTTGTACGGGACCAAGATAAGGCGACAGCGGGAAAAAATGATAGGGTGCCCTTTCTACGGAAACCAGTTCGTAGACAAGGACCACAATCGAATTGAAAGCTAAAGAGAAACACATTGTATTACCTAAGCTGTATCCATGGCAGAAGGCTGTAACGGACACTATCTGTGACAAACCGGGTAGCGGTCTGAAAGTCGTGGTGAAAGCCCCAAGACAACGTGGTAAGAGCTTCGTTTGCCAGGGCGTACTCACACATTATTCCCTCACATACCAAAACACCGTAAGCGCCATCATCGAACCCACCAACGCACAGGCTCGAAGGGTTTTCCGTAGCTTGAAGAACGCAATGTGGGACAGCGGTGTCATCCGGAAAGCCAACGAGACGTTCCTGGAGATTGAGTTTGTCAACGGGAGCAGGATAATGTTCAAGAGTGCAGAAAGCGGTGATAGTCTACGTGGTTTCGTAATCAGCGGAGTACTAATCCTTGATGAGGCTGCGTTCGTAAAACAGGAAATCCTCGAACTCATACTCCCGTGGCTTAACGTACACAACGCACCGATGCTCCTGGTGTCAACTCCGAAAATCAGGGACGGTGTGTTCTATAACTACTACAAGGAAGGTCTCGATGGTAACGAGAACGTGGTATCCATCGACTGGAACGACTGGGACACCAGTTGCCTCATCAGCCAGGAAATGGTTGAGCAGTACAGGAAAATCCTTACCGCAAACCAGTTCAGGAGTGAAATACTCGGTGAGTGGCTGGACGACGACGGACTTGTTTTCACCTACCTACGTGATAACTTGATACCGGACAATGGAGGTGAGGGAACCGGCAAGGTTTACATCGGCATTGATTTCGGCTCCGGTAATGGGGGCGACTACACGAGCTTGACTGCCTTCGATTCCAACGGGGACATGGTTTTCCTCGATTTTTTCAACGACCTTTCGACGTTCCAGCAATCTGAACGCCTCGTTGCTGACATAATGAAGTTCAGCAATAGAATCGCCTGCATCAATGCGGAAAACAACAGCATAGGTTCACCGATGATTGACATAATCGTCCGTGAGCTCAACAAAGACAGACAACAGGCTGTCGTCAGCAAGATAAACCGGTGGACGACAACCAACACGTCAAAAAGTGAACTCGTAAAAAATTTCCAGGTCGCTCTTGAACAGGGAACCACAAAGTTATTCGACAACAAAATGTTGTTGAGTCAGTTCGGGGCTTACGAGGCGCAGTACAATCCGAAGACCCAGGTTGTGACCTATAACGGAGCTTACGGAACACATGACGACTTGGTGATGTCCACGATGCTTGCTTGGGACGCCTATTACAAGAGAACCCTCAAGGGTTCATACTCAATCGGGTTCGGACGGTTCGGACTGTAACAGAAGTTCCAGATGAAACTGAACGTTAACTGATTATCAATAATTTACAAAATTTGGCTGCAAATATGATTACAAGTTACAGAGAATTGACCATCAACAAGTATCAGGAGATACGTCAAATCATCGAAGAGGACGGCGGTGAGCTGAATATCCAGGCACGTATCATCGCCTGTCTCACGGGCATGTCCGTTGACGACGTTATGAACCTCAGTCTCACCAAGTACAACGAGTACGTCCAGAAGACCGCCTTCCTGCTTGAGAAACCGAAGCTCGACGGTCGCATTCCGAACAGGCTGAACGTAAACGGCATGGAGTGCGAGATTACCAAGAACGTCAGGAAGCTCACGGCTGCGCAGTACATCGACTACCAGACGCTGACCGCCATGAAGGACCAGGAGAAGTACCTGGCGAACGTGCTGGCGTGTTTCATCGTCCCCAAGGGAAAGAAGTACGGCGACGGGTATGACACCGACGACATCGTTAGGTGGATTGGTGAGAACCTGTCAATCGTCGATGGTCTGAACATCTGCTTTTTTTTTCGAAAGAAATACATGAACTCAATAAGGTTTACCGTAACCTTTTTGGAGTTGACGATGAAGAGGATGGCGAGAAGGGAGAAGGACCCGGAGATTCAGACGAAGATGAAGGAGTTGAACGGGAAGCTGACGGAGTATCGGAAACTTTTGCAAGAAAGTGGGGATGGATTAGTATGGTGAACGAGGTCAGCGACGTCACCAAGCTTACCTGGTACCAGGTGTTCGAAATGACCGTTGTGGAGTTCCTGAACGTCTGCTGTTACTCAAGGGACAAAAATAACTGGGAAATAGCACAAAGCAAACGCTGGCAAGCAACTCATTAGTGTGTTATACCATTTTTTTGTTTACTTGTCGAGACCACAGCCTATCTTTTAGAAAAAAAGCTATGGCAGAATTTAGTTCAATTGAAGGTTTCAGCAGGTACAAGGTATCGAACGATGGAACGGTGGTTCGTCTTGCCACGGAAGTCAAGATAGTGAAGACAGACGGGAAGGTTTATAACATCACGCTCAAGGAAAAAGTCATGAAAACACACAAAGACAAAGATGGATACTTATGTATTGGACTGACTGGCGACGACGGTGTGAGGTACGAGAAGAAGGTGCATCGGCTGGTAGCGGAAGCATTCATCCCAAACCCGTTGAACTTGCCACAGGTGAACCATAAGGATGAATGTAAAACAAACCCAGACTGGACCAACCTTGAGTGGTGCGACAACACCTACAACCAACTGTATGGGACTGGTCCTACAAGGACGGGGGAGGTCATGAAGCGAAGACACGCTGAGGGCTGTTACGATAAGCAGAAGAAAGCTGTCGTGTGTGTGAACAATGGGTTAAGGTTTGAATCATCGTGTGAGGCTGGACGTTGGTTGAAGGAGTTAGGTTTCGAGAAGGTGAATCCAGCAAACATCACGGCTGTTTGCAAACATCCTG